TTTCTCCTATGCTTCCAAAGTTCGCTTGGAAGAAAGAGAATCTTGCAAATTGCAGATGTCCTATCTGTGGTGATTCGAAGAAGAATAAGAGCAAGGCTAGAGGATTCTTCTTTGCAAAGAACAACGATATGTTTTATCGTTGTCATAATTGTGGAGTATCAACCACAATGTATAAATTCCTAGAATCAGTATCACCTGCTCTTTGTAAAGAATATTCTCTTGAACGATGGAAGAATGGAGAAAATGGTAATTCAAACTACAAGAAACCAGAATTTAAATTTGAACAACCAAAGTTCAATATTTCTGATAATGTTCTTGATGGGTTGAAGACTATAAATGAACTAGAAGAAGATCATCCATGTAGAAAGTTTGTAGAGAATCGAAAGATTCCACAAGAGTTCTATAGTGTACTTTATTACACGGATGATTTTGGAGCACTTGCAGAGAAACTAGATCCAGAAATTAATTTGGAAAAAGAACCTCGTCTTGTGATTCCTATTCTCAATACCAAGAATCGTGTAATAGCAATTCAGGGTAGAAGTTTATCAAAGAAGAAAGACACCATTCGTTACATCACAATCAAGGGTGATAAAAGTATTGAAAGACTTTGGTATGGATTTTGTCGTTTGAATAACGAGAATCCTTATATTGTTGTGGAAGGTCCATTGGATTCTTTGTTCCTTGATAATTGTGTAGCGATGGTGGGAATTAATGATGGTTCTGAAGTTCCTGAACCATTGAAGAATAAAGACTTAATTTTCGTTATAGATAACGAACCAAGAAACAAACAAGTGATTGCTCAAATAGAAAAATTAATAAATAATGGAAGAAAAGTTTGCATTTGGCCAAATTCAATTGACCAAAAAGATATTAACGATATGATACTTGCCGACTACACAAAAAATGAATTACAAGAAGTAATTGAACGAAATTCATATTCTGGAATGGAAGCAAAATTAAAACTCCAACAATGGAAGAGGATATAAATGAGCGAAGAACATGATTATCACATAGACCACCCAATTGTAAGTTATTGTTTTGCAATAATGGAGTATATAAGAGATATCAATCCTGAACTTTATAAAAAAGCAGTTCAGTATGCAGAAGATCTTACAGGTGTTGTTATTACTGATTTTTCTTTAGAAGCAAAAGAACCTGATGAAAAATATGATAATGATATTTCTGAAGAAATAGATGACAATGGTCCTTATGGTAAGGACTATAATCCTATTGATGAAGATGAAGAGGAAGGTGGAGATTTTTATAATGATGATCAATACTACGGATAAGATTAGAGTTCTGGACAATGGATTTGTGCAATATGTTTCTCATATGGGAGATGATTTGACTGTTGTTAATGCTGCAAGAGTTTCCTTTAACAAGGAAAGTTGCTGGGATGGTGAGCAACATTGGACAGGAAGACTTATTGATAAAAAATTATCAGAACGAGATGAAAAACTAATTTCTTATTTGGCTAAGCACAATCACTGGACACCATTCTCACATCCACAAATAACTTTAAGAATTAAAGCACCAATATTTGTAAGAACTCAACTCTTTAAACATAAGGTTGGTTTTACAGAAAATGAGATTTCTCGTCGTTATGTTACATTTCACCCAGAGATCTATACCCCCAGGTGGAGATATGCCCCCACTGATGATGCAAAGCAGGGAAGTTCAAATTTTATAGAAGATACTACAGATATTGATCAAATGTATGTTCCCTGCATGGTAGATTGTATAAATGTATATAATAATTTGTTAAAAATAGGGGTTGCTCCAGAGCAAGCACGCGCTATATTGCCACAGGGCACCTACACCGAGTGGTGGTGGACAGGATCGCTCTCAGCGTTCGCCCGTGTCTTTAAACAGCGAATAGACGCTCATGCCCAATGGGAAGTTCAGCAATTTGCGGCAGCAATTTCAAATATTATTGAGCCTCTCTTCCCAGTTTGCTGGAAACACTTAACTTAAAATAAATAGACATATGAAGGATTTCTCCAAATTTAATAAAAAACAAGAGTCTATAATTTTACCAGAAGCAAATTTTGAATTTGGTAAAAAAGTAAGACTTGCTGCCCCATTGTCTTTTTATGATGTTGGTGAAGAGTTCACAGTTGTATCTGAATCAAATCCTAATTTTGAATTTAATGTTCTTGGTATCGGTGAAACTTACCTTAAAGATTCCAGAGGATCTGTTCTTCTAATAAATGGTAGTAAAAAATCTATTTCAAATATTTTTGAAAATGTAGAAGAACCACCAATTGTAATCCAAGAAATTAAAGAAGAACCAAAACCACTATTAGTTGAAGATATTAAACTACAACTAAAGAAAGAACTCACACAACAACTACGAGAAGAGTTAAAACCATTACCCGGTTCAAAGGGTGATAGAGGTGATCGTGGTATGCCCGGTATGTCTGGTGATAAGGGCGACAAGGGAGATGTTGGTGAGAGAGGTGAAACTGGTTGGACAGGTTGGCCTGGTGATAAGGGCGAGCAAGGTGTTCAAGGAGAAAGGGGTGACAAAGGTGATAAAGGAGATAAAGGTGATCAAGGAGAACAAGGACCAAAAGGTGACAAGGGCGAACAGGGAGAACAGGGTCCAAAGGGTGATCAGGGATCTCAAGGAATACAAGGTGAGAAGGGTGACACGGGAGAAAGAGGGGATCGTGGAGATATCGGTCCTACTGGTGAACAAGGAGAAAAGGGAGAATCTGGTGACAAAGGTGATAAAGGCGATAAAGGTGATCCTGGATTATCCGGCAAAGATGGTAGAGATGGAGAGGCAGGAGAGAAAGGTGAAAAGGGAGATAAGGGAGATACTGGAGAACGAGGTGAGAAGGGCGACAAAGGAGAACCCGGAGACTCGGGGTTATTATCTGTATCTTACCCCTTGGCATATGAAGATTTAAATAAACATCTTTCACTTGATACAAAATTTTTAGAAGACTTTAATAATAAAGTAACAAGTGAAATATCAAAACATGCCTATGGTTCTGGTGGTGGTGGAAATGTAGATTTATATGTTGATGGTGAAAAAGCAGTTAAAAATTTACGATCAATTAATTTTACTGGAACCGGAGTTGAAGTGACTCCAGATGGAATAAAAGCAACCGTAAATATTACTGGTGGAGTTACAGATCTAGATGGTGGAACTTTCTGATCTAAATAGTTGACAAACTCACAAGCGAAGATTATAATTTAGCACACAAAGGAGAAATTTATGCAATTACCAACTTCATATCAACAATTTATTCATCTTTCACGCTACAGCCGATGGCTAGAAGCCGAAGGTCGTAGAGAAACATGGGAAGAAACTGTTGATAGGTATTTTCAACACTTCGACAAGCACCTCAAGGAAAATACCATGTGCAAGTTGGATAAAGCAACTCGTGAAGAACTTCGTCAAGCAGTTCTGAACCAAGAAATTATGCCTTCTATGCGTGCGCTTATGACAGCAGGTGAAGCACTTGATCGTGATAACACTGCCGGTTATAACTGCTCATATGTTGCAATAAATCGTGTTCGTGCTTTTGACGAAATCCTATATATTCTTATGTGTGGAACCGGAGTCGGTTTCTCAGTGGAGCGCCATTATGTGGATAAACTACCTACAGTCGCTGAAGAGTTTACTGACTCTGACACAACTATCATTGTACAAGACAGTAAGGCTGGTTGGGCTAAGGCTTACAAGGAACTTGTCTCCCTACTCATTGGTGGTCAAATTCCAAGATGGGACTTATCTAAGATACGCCCTGCTGGTGCCAGACTCAAAACTTTTGGAGGTCGTGCATCTGGTCCAAAGCCACTGGATGATCTGTTTAGGTTCACAGTGGATACATTTAGAAGAAGTTCTGGACGCAAACTCACCTCCATCGAATGTCACGATCTCGTCTGTAAGATTGCGGAAGTTGTTGTGGTCGGAGGCGTGCGTAGATCCGCTCTTATTAGCCTATCAAATCTCACGGACGAAAGAATGCGTGATGCTAAGACTGGCGCATGGTGGGAGGCTAATTCTCAAAGAGCACTTGCGAACAATAGCGTCGTCTACAAAGAGAAGCCAGAAATTGGTACATTTATGGAAGAGTGGGTATCGCTTTATAAATCAAAGAGTGGTGAGCGTGGTATCTTCAATCGTGATGCTTGTCAAAAGACGGTAGCAAAACTTGGTGATCGTCGTGATGCAACCTACGAATTTGGTACAAATCCTTGCTCAGAAATTATTCTTCGTGATCGTCAGTTCTGTAATCTCACAGAAGTAATTGTAAGAACAAATGATACTATGGAGAGTCTTGCTCGTAAGGTTAAACTTGCTGCAATTCTAGGTACATGGCAAGCATCAATGTTGCATTTCCCGTATCTTTCATCAGAGTGGAAAAAGAATTGTGAAGAAGAAGCACTACTGGGTGTATCTCTCACAGGTATTCTTGATAATGCAATGATGCGCGATCAACACGGACTCAAAGCAAATCTTGAGAATCTAAAGCAACATGCAATTGACACCAACAAGGAATGGGCTAAGAAGTTAGGTATCAATCAGGCTGCTGCTATTACTTGTATTAAGCCAAGCGGTACAGTATCGCAACTTACTGATGCTGCTTCAGGTATTCATGCTCGACATAATGAATATTATATTCGTACAGTTCGCGCAGATCGTAAGGATCCTCTATGTCAAATGATGATAGATAAGGGATTCGTTCATGAGCCATGTGTAATGAAACCTGATTCTGTTATGGTTTTTTCATTCCCAATGAAAGCAGTTGGCTCAGTAACTCGCATTGATATGTCTGCCATTGAGCATTTAGAACTTTGGCTAACATATCAACGTTATTGGTGCGAACATAAGCCATCTATTACTGTAACAGTAAAGGAACATGAATGGATGGAAGTTGGTGCTTGGGTATATAAGCACTTCGATGAAATTAGTGGTATTTCATTCCTACCACACTCAGATCACTCATATCGTCAAGCACCATATCAAGATTGTACTAAGGCACAATATGAAGAATTAAGTTCAATTATGCCAAAGAATGTTGATTGGTCAGAATTGACTAAATATGAGAAAGTTGATACTACAGTTGGAACTCAGACTTTTGCTTGCAGTGGTGATAAGTGTGAATTGGTCGATTTAACAAATTCTTAAAGGAGGTTACTATGAATACTATGGAAAATATTGTTACTGGTTATGCTGTCGTTATTACTAGCATCATTCTCTGGAACTTTTTTAAGACCCAAAAGGATCTTAAGAGTAGAGTTGAAGCACTAGAGCAAGATCTAAATGCAACAACAGATGGAGTTTATCGTACAATCCAAGATACTAAGCATACTATTGAAGATAGTATTTCGGATCTCAATAGAGAACTCGGTACCGAAGTTGCTTCACTTTACCGCACTATTCAACAAGTTGAAGAAACTAGATATTCTTCAAAGAAGTGACATAAAACTAATTAGTTTTAGAAGTCCAGATTTTAAAAAATCTGGACTTTTTTATTTGTAAAAGTATAATAAATAATTATGTATGAACAGACTAGTCCTACTAGTTTTAGGTCTGTTTATCACAAGTAATTCTTGTACAAATTATACTACAGACATTCCTGCACAAGAGATTACTCCAATAGAGATACCTCTGAAAGACCCATACGAGGGGTTTAAAGTCATTATAGAGGATCAAGATGAGTACTCTTGTGTAGGACAAGTATTTAATAAAGATGGAATGGTTGGTAGTGCTGTTGCAATAGGTGGAAATGTTGTAATTACAGCGGGCCATTGTATAGAAGGTTCTGATTTAACAGAATTTTATACAAGTAATAAAAAATACAAAATAGTAAAACAAATATTGCATCCATTATTTAAAGTAAAAGAAAACATTTTAATGGATGTTGGGATATTATTTTTAGAAGAACCAGTTTGTTTAAAGAGTTATCCGGTATTACCAGATTCTTGTAAAGAAGAATTAACAAGATTCGAGCCTTTAACTACTGTTGGTTTTTCGCATGAAATAAAGAAAAAAAGTAATTCTGATAGTTTTTACTATTATGGAATTCTTAGTGATAATCCTTTATACATTATATTTAATTCAACTAAAGGGTGCCATGTTTGGTTTGGCGATTCTGGTGGAGCTGTTTTTGAAGAGCATGGTAAACTTGTTGCACTGATTGCATCTTTTACTGTTATTGATAATGCAATAATAGAAATGTCTGGAATAAGATTAGATCTCTGTAAACCTTGGATAGAAAAGGTAGAACAGGAAAATAAAGATATATGGGTAAAATAAACAAGATGCTTATTTGTGCATGTAGTTTTTTAATAGGTTTATTGATTGCCCGTGCTTTAGGGTTTTGATAAATACTTATATGTTAATAGCAGGTATAGATTATTCATTGTGTGGCCCAAGTATATGTCTCTTTGAAGGAGAAGAATTTTCTTTCAATAAATGTAGTTTTTATTATTTAACTGATACAAAAAAATACACAGAAGTCTTTGTACAAAATATATTTGGTGAACGCTTTGTTGATTATAATCACGAAGTGGAACGATATGAAACTATAGCAGATTGGGCTATGGAATTATTGCAAGGATGCAGTAACATTGCATTAGAAGGATATGCATATAACTCAACAGGTAGAGTATTTCATATAGCAGAAAATACCGGATTATTAAAATATAAAATATTTCATTCTGGTATACCACTAACAATTATACCACCAACCGAAGTAAAGAAGTATGCTACAGGCAAAGGTAATGCAGATAAGCAACGAATGTATGATTCATTCATTGCCGACACTGCTTTTCCTTTAAAGAGTATGCTTACACCAGATAAGAAAGATGTATGCAGTCA